AAGTATAGACAACGTACAGCCGGGTACAACGCGAAGCAGGCTTACAAAAATATCAAGACCGCCTACAAAACTGGTAGGCAAGTTGGTAAGGCACTTACCAAAGCGTACCGCCAAACAACACTCAGCAAAGCAGTTAGAGGACCATTTGGAAGCAAACTGCGCTACCCTTCGGCGAAGCCCAAGAGTACGAAAGTATCAACCGTCGTGCCATTCAGCACCGTTGGTAATTCCGTCGTACGTAAAAGACAAACCATCTTTATGGGCCCGCGTAAAAAGGGCCGTAAAACGAATATTCATTATGATCATCACTATCAACAAATAATCAAGAATTCTCAAGGTTTACAAGCTGTTGATACACTCAATGCAATTATGCCAAATCAGATGCTTGAAGTTAATCAAACAACCGCAGGTTCAGCTACCTCACGAACTACCAAACTATCATATGGTACAAATTTATTCCAACTCACTCCCAAGTATGACGTTCAAAACGACACTGTTAATGGTGTTGAATCTATCTATGGACTAGTTGATCCTATGGCGCGTAACGACGCAGTCTGGATTAACTCTGTTGAATCTATGTTAAACCTTACAAACTTCTCTGAGTTGGCAATCCAAGTCAAAGTGTATTGGCTCGCACCTGTTAAAGATGAAAATGTTGAGCCTGTTACTAATTGGGTTGACCAGTTATTTTCACAACGCAATGGTCAAATAGCTGGCTTTGGACCTTCTGGTGCTACTGCATTTACTACCGGCACGGCAACTTCAGGATATCAAACTATCATCAATTTCCCTGGTAGTTCGCCATACAATGTCAAAGATTTTACGAAACATTGGTCTCTTAAAAAATATAACCACTTCAATATGGATAGTGGTAAAACTATTGATCTTTATACACGTATAGTGTATAATAAGATTTTAGATAAAAATATTCAAGGTCAAACTGCATCCAATTACCTCAGTCGACAGACCCTTGTTCCTATGATTGTTATGCAAACTGCACCTGTTTTAATTGGTGCAGGAGCCATTGAAGAAGTCACTTATGGAAGTGGCAAATTGGCAGTTATGCACCATCAAAGACTTAAGTTGGCTATGTTGACTACTAAACGTCTTTCTACTACTCGTTTGTTCTATGGTATTTCTAGCAACACAAACGATACTACTGAAGAAAACATTGACGGCGATGGCGACACTAATTTTGTCGATAATGCTGGCATTTAGGGTTAGGGATTAGGTTAGGTTAGGGCACGTTAATAAAAACTATTATTAAAAAAAATAATAAAAAACTACCCTTAGGGTAAGGGAGCTGATTATCAAAGCGGCGCAGCCATAAAGAGTACCCGGGTGACCGGGTGCGATATAAAGGTTAATACATTTTATTTTTAACTTCTAAAAAAATACAATTTTCTTTATACCAATCCACATCTTCGTTACTAATATTTGGATACTTGTTTGTCAAGTAAATACAACACTTCCCCCACTTGATTGACTTTGTTCTCATATACTTTCCCGAAATTTGGAACTCAAGTTGACCACCGAAGAATCCTTTTTTGTTTGGTATAAATTCCCATTCAAAGTCGTCAAAGATGATGTATCTTGCAGAGTCGTCCCAGTCGTCTTTGAAATTTGCATAGCCATTAAAGTACATGTGCGGACCCAACGAGCGCGCCCATTCCGTTTTCCCGAGCTTACTGGCTCCAATAAGTATAAGAGACTTTTTGCGCCTTGCGTCGGAGTTGAATTGATTGTCGAGCCAAGTTTGGACTATTGGATGAATTCTGAATTCTGTGAAAGCCGGTACATAAGGTTCTTTTGCTTTCGCGAAGTGTTTCATTGCAAAGTATTCCAATTTTTCATGATTCAACACAAAGTCACGCGGTTGGTTTTCTTTGCACATGTCCATAAATTCTTGATAAGTTGTTGCCAAGTCCAAAACAGATTTCCAATCATTTTTTTTATTGGTAGAAACAACTATTACGATCAAAAAACCAATCAATCAATTGCCACGTACATTCCCCATGTTCAACAAAGTCACCATCTTTCTTGATGTAATTTATAGAAGCTTCAATGTTTCTTGTCTTTTGTTGATTTGGGTGGTAACCATTGTAATCAAACAAACGTTCAGCTTTTTTCTTGTCGATCTTTTTAGCCCATTTTATCAAAGCGTGGCGGTGTAAAGTTCCATCTTGGTGCGCCTCACTTGATACGACAGCATACTCAACGTGTACATCCGGTACAACAGATAACAAGAAAGCAAGTAGATCAGCCATTGGTACGTCACATTGTGGGTAAGTCAAGAATACACACATGGCATGTAGTCTGAACCCTTCAACGATAGGCACAGGTTCGAGTACGGTAGTTCTGGTAGGAGGCATTCGTGGCTTGATTCCCCAAAGAAATGAGATTAATATTACTCTCATTTCTCGGGGGAAGGGTCTTTCTTAAGGAAAAAGACCTAAAAAAGGCCATTTAGATTCTTGACCGTGGGATGGAATCAAATATAAGTGATGTGAAATACAGATCGGGCCGCCCTAACTCCACCAATATAGTATATTATGACTTCTAACCGATTTTTATATATACTATACAGTATGTAGTACAAGTTACACATTAACAATGTATGTTACACAAACCAAAAATTATAAATAGATGGAATATGAAATATTTCATTCAACATTTTTTCAAAATAAAAAAATGGCAAACAATAGAGTTGTCAAGTATAGACAACGTACAGCCGGGTACAACGCGAAGCAGGCTTACAAAAATATCAAGACCGCCTACAAAACTGGTAGGCAAGTTGGTAAGGCACTTACCAAAGCGTACCGCCAAACAACAC